TAAACCTAAATCATTAGCTACTCTATTTATATATAGTGCACTATCATCATTTGATATAATATACACTTCATAATCTTGTTCTAGAGATAATAGATATTTAATCCATCCTCTAAAGTCTACTCGAATCCAGTTATCCGTGATTTCAAAACTTACTTTAATTTTACTCATCGATTTCCTCCATTTTTATTTTTAACAATTCTATTGTTTTTTCTAATCCATAACCTTTAATATAATCTGAAATATCTTTAAATTCATCAATGTAAAAATATTTAAAATTATATTGGTTATGTAATCTTATAGTATTCTTAATTCCTTCAGTATCATTATCATAGTTTATTATAATACTATCAAATCGTTTTAATAATTTATTTACAAGTTCTTGATCTAATCTATTAGTTTCACCTTGTAAAGATATAGCATTATATCCTAATATCCTATAAACTATACAATCTTTTAATGATTTTGTAAGAATTAATTTATCACCAAATAATGGCAATTGATCAAATCCTTCTATATCTTTAGAAGAACCTCCACTAAATAACCATTTAAACTTCTTTTCAGCATATGGAAAGTATATTTTATAAGAATATTTTCCTTCATTTGTGAATCTATAAGCATAAATAGGATTGTTTTTAGTATAGGTAAAAGTAACTATTTTTTCTTTTTTGATAAGATAAACATTTTTACACGAAAATACATCATACTCTTGTAGTAAATCCAGAGGAATTTTATACTGATTCCAGTAATTAAAATCCGTAAGGTTAAAGGACTGAGATAATATATCAATCCTTGCTTTATCTTTTGGTATATTTTCTTCAAAATTTAACAGTTTTGTTTCATTGGTTACTAAAATTTTAGATTTTGCTAAGTTAAAATCATTAGATATTATAGTAATACATTCTTTAAATGTACAATTATACTTATTTTGTATATATTCTATAATTCCATAACTATCTCCTGTACCAAAATCTTTATACTTTAATCTATTATTAGTAGCTTTATAAATCCAACAATCTGGGTTGTTGTCATTATAAAGATCAGACCTGAAAGGTTTTTCCAGACCTTCAAAGTTAGAACAATAATATTTCCAAAGTTCATATTCTGATACTTTAGAATATATATCATCTAATGTTATATTTGTATAAGCATCTTCTAAATTGAACATAATTTTAAAAAAGCAGGAAAGGGGAGGATTTAAACCTCCAACCTACACCCAGTATTTCTACCTTCCTATGGTGCGCTCTATATTAAGCTACCTTTCCATACTTTAATCTTATTAATATTATTAATTAGAATGGTAAACCATCTATTGCTATAGGATTAGCAGTAGTTGTTACACCATCATATGCTTTAATATCACGAGATGGATCATAACGCATTGCTGTAGGGTTTACACGAAGTGATTCTACTTGTCCTACTTCTGCAAAAATACTACCTTTTGATGAGGTAACCCCTTTAAATTTAACACGTGCTGGTTTTCCTACTAATAATGCACTTACTACTTGAACTAATTGTTCATGAGAGTTAACATTAGTAATTTTAGATTTAGCAGTATCTTCATCAACATTATATGTTGCTTTAATCCAATCTACTAAATTACGAGCCGTTACACCCCAACCAGAGGTTTTTTTACCTTCTTTTACTTCAGTACTTAGAAACATTTTAGGACTATTACCAATTTCACCATTTGGTCCTTTAGTAATAAATTTCATATACGGAACATCGTTCTTTGTCGTCTTTTCTAACACTACTTCACTAATCATTACATTCTCATGAATACCTGGTTGTTGGTAAGTTGATCCTGTATTTGCTGCACTCGCTTCATTTAAATTGAACATATTTATTTATTTAAGTTATTTATTATTTATTATTATTTTTTAAATTCTTGAATTTTATCAAGAACTAATTTACAATCATTGGGTATTTGACTTATATCTTCACCAAATATTTGTGGAGGACATTTAGCTGATGCTCCATCTTCTACTAAATTAAAGTAGTATTTTGGTTTTCCTTTTTCATCAAACTTTTTACCTCCATAAAGAACTATAGTGAAGTCTTTTTCAATAACTCCTTCTACATTTTTGTTAACTTACAATTTCTTGTAAGATCAGACTATATCTTTATATCTAAATACTAATTTCATTATTATTCAAATATAGTTACCGTTTCCCAGATTTCTCCAGTACTCTCTTTCGAGATAGTCGTTGAACCTTGATCCTATAAGGACCCTTGGCTGCTGATTATCCATACAAATATACGAATATTTTTCAAACTTTCATAATTTACTTACGTAATTATTGTAGTAATTCGTCTTTAGGAACTTCCAGCAATTAGATAACTTTTAAAAGAGCTAGTTTATAGTCAACTCTTTTCCTTTTACTTTTACACGTTTTTCTTGAGAACCTTCTATACCTAATATCTCATAATGAGCAGATATAAACATTTCTTTAGGAACAGCTTTAATTAATACTATCAATTGCTGAATAGAATTATTATAGTTATTCCACGTATCAAAACCTGTAAATCTTGCTCTACTATCTAATAGTACCATATCGAAAATAGCTGATAAACTATCTACATATATACTAGTAATAGCAGGATTCTTTGCCCATTCAATTAAAGTACTTTTAACAGTATTTAAATCTTTAGGAACAATGTGATATTTAAAGTCTCCTTTAAACGGTAATGGTTTATTTTCTACATTCAAAAATCCTGTAGTTTCCTTATCAAGATTTTGAGCACTTGTAGTCTTACCAGAGCCTGATGCAGCTACTAATAAAACTTTATAAAAGTGTTCTGTTTTTGTCATTTGTTTATTAACGTATTAAATTATTGTAAATTACTATTTATCCAGTCATTAGTTAAGTCTTTAGGTTGAGGTAATTCTTTAAAACTTCCTACTTTAGGCATAAATAGTAAACCTATTGCAATATTATCTCTTGATAATCTATTTTTAATAATCTTTAAAAGCCTAAAGTTTCCTTTAAGATTTTTAGGACTACCTAATACATTTATATCATAATCTAAACATGTTTCCATATCCATTTTATAAGCATTCATTAAACCTAATGCTATATCACAATCCGCATAAGGACTTGTGGAATCCCTAAAATCAGACTGTTGAGGAGATATATCAACACCTTTAAATTTTTGTCTTTCTACACTACTCACTTATTGTTAACTATAGTTTCATATTGTTATATCTATAGATCGGACTATACCATTATCCTATTAGGATACCTATTGGTAGTCTCTGAGAGCTTACTAAATTTATTAGTCTATCTCTGCTGATTGTCCTCTTCAGGAGTTTCCAGCATATTCTAGGTTATTCAATAACTATTACTAGTTAAGGGGGCTGAGTAAAACCATTTATAATTTTTATATATATTATTAGCTTTTAAACATCTAGTTATATTAAAAGAAGATAATTTAAGTTCCTTTGCCGCTTCTACTGCACTATCCCATTTTTTAATAAAATTATTATCCATATCTTTTTGAATAATAGCTCTATCTCTACCTTTTCTTTTTTTAACTATAATACAAAGTAAATTAAATACGCTTGGTAAAAAGAATTACAAATATGTGGAATTCGATTATAGACAGATTAAGGAAATATGGATTTCTTAGATTGTTACTTAGAATTTTTAGTTACCCATTTTATTTTAAACATAAATTACAATATAAAAAAATGCTTAAGGAGCATTCTGTTTCAGATCGTTTTAATCAAATTTACGAAAATAATCTTTGGTTAAGTAAAGAAACTAGAAGCGGTGAAGGTTCTGAGCTTAACTATACATCCCCATTTAGAAATTGGCTTATTAAAAAGTTATCTCAACTTAAAATTAAAGTTTTTGTTGACGCTCCTTGTGGAGATTTTAATTGGATGAGAAAAGTTATTGCAAAAAGTAATATTTATTACTTTGGCTTCGATATTGTAGAGGCAGTTATTAAGAAAAATAAAATTTACACTAATAACAAAGTGAATTTTAATGTGGCAAATATTTGCCAAGATCGCTTACCAGATTGTGATTTATTAATGGTTCGCGATTGTCTTTTCCATTTTTCATATGACGATATAAATAAATTTTTAAAAAATATAAGTAAAATTAAATATAAATATTTATTAACAACAACGCATATTGTAGATAAAAAATTTTTAAATCGTGACATAATTACAGCTGATGTAAGAATGATTGATTTATTCTCCAATCCGTTCAATTTTGAAAAAAAAAAAATACTTGATAGAGTAAATGATTTTCCAAAGGGTTATAAAATTCCAAGAGAAATGATTTTGCTCGAAAAGAAAGATGTTCCTACCTCGATTATCTACGATGTATAATGAATTTAAAAAATAATTTAATAACATAAATTCTTTATACTAATTTAGTAAACATTCATTATAAAAAAAATTTATATTTTAAATTTATTTTATTTTATTTTATTTTATTTTATTTTATTTTATTTTTAAATATTGAATTCCGGAATGC